ACAGGGCCTTGCGCTCGTCCACAGACAGCCCGTCCATGCCCTTACGCACATAGGCCGCGTGCGCCGCCTTGTATTCGTCCATAGCCTTGGCATTCATGTCGAACGGGCGCTGGTTGTAGGCCGCAGAGGTGATCGCCGCCCATTCCTGCGCCTTGGCATCCATGTCCACCGCGTTGCCGTTCTGATCGGTCACCATGCGTTGAGACCGTTTGAACGCCAGCACGGAATCATCAATGGCCTTTTGCGCCGTGTCCATATCGGCTTCGATCTTGGCCAGCTTGGCCTCGATGACCGGATCAGCGGTGCCCTTGGCTTCGATTGCTTTCAGGCGCGCGTCGTTCGTATCCTTGAACTCGCCGAACGCCTTGTTGACCGCATCAACGGCCATTTTGATTTCGTCAGACATGGAATGCTCCTTTGAGTTTTTCCAATGATTGCAAAAGGGCCTTGGCCCCGCTATCGCCATCATCCGAACCAGCATCCCGCAGGTCGTTTAGGCCCTTGAAGCCGTGCGACGATAACGCCGTGGCCTCCTTTCGGCTGTAACCTGCATCCCGCAGGAACGCCTCAAATTCTCGCTCGGTCGTGACGGACTTAATATCCGTGACCACAGCAACCGGCAGCATCGGATTTGTCACGATGCTGATTTCGTGCAACTCTATTTCCGTCAGCTTGCGCACGCGCCCATTGCCTTCTGGCACGGACTCCATAGCGCGAAAGCCGATAGACAGGCCGTCAAGCGCCTTTGACCGCAACAGCGCGATAGCCTCACGCCCCTTTTGAACCGCATCCAGCAACCGGCCCTTGACGTATAGGCCGCGCTCGTCCTCGCGCACTTCATCCCAAACTCCAATCGGATCGGCCATTGAATGCTGCCACAGCATCTTGATGCGCAGCCCGGATGCCAGCGACTTGGTAAATGCACCAGGCGCGACAACGTCCATTCCCAGATCAAGCACATCGAAAACACTGGCATAGCCTTCGAACACGCCATCATCATCCGGGGCGCGTTTCATGTCGAAAGCCGCGTGTTTAATGTGCATTGTCATCGCGTGCCCTTTGCCTGTTGGGTTACTTTATCACATTACAAAACGCCGCGCTAGTGCATGGCGTAGGCAAAGGAAAACCGCCCCGAAGGGCGGCTTGATGGTTAGGTAGGATAGGGCGATTACTTAGACGACTTACGCCGATCCTTAATTGATTGCCTTATCATGCTCAGGACGATCATGCTTTCGGTTAGCTGCACCCCGGTATCAGCGTAAACCTGCGCGCGGCGTTGCGCTACCGCAGCCTCATCGTCTGCGGTCAAGGCAATGCGGATGTATTTGCGCTTACTCATAGAGGTATTCCGCAAGAATTGGAACGATCAGAAACCCTTGATCGTTTAGGCTACAGGCCGAAAGCGGAACATCAACCTGCGGAATATCCTTCCTGCTCATCTTGAGGGTGCCGTATTCGTCATGCTTACCGTGCGCCTGCTTCCCGCGTGCGTTTGAAAGCGTAAACCCATCGCCAGAAGGGTCCCTGCGTATTGCCATGCACATATCTTTGCCATCGCCAGCAACCGCGAAAACAACCCGGTCGCCAACTAAGAAGCGGCAATATTTCATCACGTCAGGCCCAAGTCTAATCTGGCTAGAGTAAGCCATAGTCCCATCAGATTTTTTGTATTCGCCGTGCGACACTCGCACCCCGTTCGCCCCAGCGGTGCCGCGCCGCTTCCCCGTGTTCCCGCGCGTCGGCTTGATCCAATCGAATTTCAGTGGCATAGTGTTCCCTCATCTGGTTTATTGCATAGCCTCCACAGCTATACACCAGAACTAGCAACACCCGCGCACATTGTCAACATGTGTCGCGGGTGTTTTGCTATCAATCATCGATTACTATGTATCCAATCGCGCACCGGCAGCTTATAACTTCCTCGGCGGGCAATGACGGATCACCCGGATACATGCCGCTCGATCCGCCAATGTCAAATGCCTCATCCTTGCCGACAACCTGCCCGTCTGCATCGGCATGCGTTTCCCGCGTGCGTTCATCCTCCGCCGCTATCCATTCCTTTTGCAGCCTAAGCCCGGTCTCATCAGCCGCCGCTGTGCTGCCGTAGTTTGCCGCGCCGTGCGTCTCTGTGCGAGCTATCATGCGCGCGCGATACCCGGCCATCTGCGGCACGAGCGGGCGGATGGTGCGGGCAATCTCATTCTGCCCCAAGCCATCCGCATACCCGCGCGCAACTGCACTGACGATCTGGGAACGGGTTGTTTCCGCAACGTCTGTGATGCGCCTTCGGATAAGTTCCTGCCCGACATAGGACAACGCCAGCCGCGTCATTGTCGCGGCGAAGTCTTTGGTCTCGACCCGGACGCCAGCCCCGCGCGCAAAGGCAAACGACGCGCCGCCGTCAAGGGTGTAGGGCTCAGCCTTGCCCATGCCAGCATCCATCACGCGCGCCCCGAACGCCGCAACGGCCGCAATCGCCATTGCCTGATATAATGCCTCCAACCGCGTTTGATGATCTCGCACGGCTGGCACAATGCCCGTCAATTCCCAAACCCGGATCATCTCAGCCATTGCCGCCGATATCTCAGACCGCAATCGCCGCTCTAATGGCCGCTCGATCCGTTCAAGCAATAGCGTCTGTCGCCGTAATTCGCGCTGGCGGTTCTGATCAATAAGCCGCCTAACCATATGTGAAAGCCTTAATCGCCTCTTTGGATAGCTGGGGCAGGGGCAGGGGATCAATAGGCTCTGACGCCATTGCAAGCGGTATGCCAGAGGACGCGACTAGCAACACGTCGCCGCCCTGAATTGGCTCATACCCTTTCATGTCGCGCCGCTCGTTTATCGTCAGGTCCGTCGCCTTGTCCGCCATATCCCAGAGCGTGCGCCGCTTGTCGGCGATGGCCGGGATCATGTCCAGGTTAGGCCGCAGGTTGATGCCCTCAGCATCCGCAAGCCATGCGTTCCAATCATCCGCGATCATGTCGATAAGCGGAATCACCGTGTCTTCCCAGAACGCCAATCGCGCCTCGGCATAGTTCGCATAGGTGTTATCGCCGGGGATGCCGATTAGCTGCGGTGGCACTCCAAGCGCTAGAGCAACGTCTCGGGCGCTGGAATACTTGGTCTCGATGATCTGCATATCAGCCGGCGACATGCCCATCTGTTGCCACGCTAGGCCACCCTCTAGAAGCATCGGCCTACCAGCGTTGCGAGACCCTGAATATTGATCCTCAATCTGCGCCTTAAGCCGTGAGAATTGATCCTCCGACATTTCCTTATCGTCTTTGGTAACAAGCGCCCCGGACGGCCTAGCGCTGTTTTGCAATAGCGCCTGCATCCATTTCATTGCCTCGTTATTCTGATCGACGGCATATGCGCCCGCTTCAATGGGGCTTAGACCATACCAATCATCAAGCGGGTTGAACGCCTTGATATGCCGCACGTCGCAATCCATCCGCGCGGGGTCAACGTCCCATCGCACGATCTTGCCATTGTAGCGATACTGGAAAGCCTCGGGAAAGCCCGTTGCGCTCGGGATGACCTGCATACGATCAGGGCGAAGCTGATACAATTCGCGCACCGCGCTACCGGCTGTAACCTTTTCCTCATACCCGTTGCCGGATAGCAGGTAAAAACCGACCTTCGTTCGCATATACTGCGCGCCGGATTGCATTGGGTTCGGGTTCTGGATCAGCTTTAGGATGGGATGCTCCAGCAATTCCACCTTGCCGCGAAACGCCACCCAAGGAACCGACGCCACCGCATCCGCAATTTTGTTGATTGCAGAATATGCGACGACGTTTTTCCGATACCCCTCATCAGCAAACGCGGCATAATCGCGGTTAGACCATGCCGCTTGACCGGGCGTCATCACCATAGCGGCCCCGGTTGTGCTCTGCTTGATTTCCTGCGTTCCGAACAATCGTTTCAGTAGATTCATTGCGCGGCCCTGTCTGGTGCTTTGTTATAGCATAACACTGATAAGCGCCGCGCGCTATAGGGACCGGACACGGGGTGCGGCCCGGGACTTTATCATCGGCGCAACAGCGTATCGCACCGCGTCCCATCCGTGGTTGTGGGCGTCTACAATGCCCGTTGTCACGTCGCCGGTGTTGCGGTCTATCTTGTAGCTGTAGAGCCGTGCCTCGCGCTGTAGGTGGGCGCAGCGGGGGTGTATCACGATCCTCTTGAAGCTGCGCAGATAGGCTATGCCATCCTCGACGCTGCCCGGCCACTTCGTGACTGAGGCGGCGCGGGGCAGGCCGTGACGGCGCAAGTGCGATATGCTCTCGGGGCGACTGCTATCCCATCGGCTTACTTCGAGCTCAAAGCCCGGTATCGCGCCCGCAACAAACGCCGCTGTGTCATCCAGTTCAAGCCCTGTCTTTTGCGCCTCATGGCTGATCCAAATATCTTCGCCATGCAAGTAGACCGAAACCGCGAATGTCGGGTCTTGTGAAAATCCAAAATCGCCCCCCAAATATGGGCCTTGCCAGTCTGGCCCCGGTGTAAATTCATCGACCGCGATCTTGCCTGCAAAAACCTGCGAATTGGAATTGCCTAGATATGCGCCGTCCCAGACGTGAGCATAGGTCGCCGGGTCCAAGCGGATCAATTCCCGCTGGCGCAGGGTTTCCAATCCGCGCGGAAAGAATGGGTTGTCCTGATGGTTGATATTGGCGATAAGCGCATTGGCTGGCGGGGATTTTCGGAACCGCTTATCAACCGGGCTGCCATCCAGCCGGGGATTCCAGATCGGCCATAACTCGGATCGAGGCTGGCGGAATACCGTTGCCTCAAGCGCAAGCCATGCGGTTTCCGGCACGTCCTCGGCTTCTTCGACTATCGTCAGATCAATCTTTGCCAGCGACTTGATGGATTGCTCGCCACGCCGCAAGCCTCGGAATATAAACTCCGTCCCGTTCGCGCCTCTGAGATAATCAACCCCAACATCATAATGCGCGGCAAGCCAAGGCTGCGACTCAATCGCGGCTTTCAATTCCGCGTGGAACGATTCCTTTATGCTAGCTTGAAATTCGCGCACGCAAAGAATACGCATCGGTTCTGCATATCCCCAGACCGCAGCCATAAGCGCGGCTGTAAATGACTTGGCCGACCCTCGACCACCGTATAGGGCGCGGTATTGAACCAACCCCCGCTTGGGCGCGAATATCGGAACAAGTGCGGGGGGGAGTTTAAGTTTCGCTGTCGTCATCTGGTGACGCGGCTTGGATGATGATGCGGGTTACAATCGCGCCGCCCGGCCCTGTGCCGCCGATTTCTATCTTGTCGCCGTATTTTTTGGGTGCCATGCGGGCAAGCATCCACTTGCGCGTATCAATCCGAAGCCGTGCCCTTTGCACATGCTCAGCATCAAATACTGGACCCTTATCACTCACGCGGAAGTCTCGCATTGCATCGTCTGCAATGTCTAGCATATCCTCGAAAATGCAAGCGGCCCGATCCTCGCATGCGCGCGCGTATTTCTCAACTAGATCGGCGTCATCACATAACCATTGATGCCATGCAGCCTGAGACGGCAACCAATCGTCGCGGTCCTTGCCGCAAATCTTATTAATGCTTTCACCCTTGGCGACACGTCCAAGGATTTCGTCAATAATTTCTGGCGTCCTTTTGCCCATATGCGAAGCCTACCCCATCCCATCAATCCGCGCAACTAAGCGCTCGTTGCGGGGTCACGAGGTTGAGAAAGGGAACCCCGCCCCCGCTGCCGTGTCAGTCAAACCACCCGGCCAAACTCGCCGTGCAGTCGGGCGCTGGCCTGACAGTATGCGGCGTGCGCTTCCTCCGGTGCAGTAAAATATCCAAGGTAGTGCCGTTTTCCGTTAAGATTTATCATAGACCGCCATTTTGCTTTTGCTTTGCTCCAGTGAACGCCCTTGTAGATACTCGTTTTGTTAACTTGGGGCCGAGCGTTTCTTGCGTTTTGAGAAACCGTCACTAACCGCAAGTTTGCCTTCCTGTTATCCAAGCCATTTCCGTTTTTATGATCGACATGAAAACCTTGCGGCGCTCGAATAAGTATGCGGTGCATTTGAAAGCCTTTTTGCTTACCCTTTCCGCCATATCGCTCACTTCTGCCTGCGTAAGTTGTGTGAGTGCCAGAAGTGGCGCGCCAGTTCCACCTATCCACCACCGGCACATCATCAGCATCAATGATAGCCTCATACCCTTGAGTAAGCGGCACATAGGCCACCTTGCCTTCTATGCGAATTGGTCGTATAGGTTTTGACATCTGGCGTCTCCTGAACGCTGGTGTGGGCGGCTTGAGCGTTGTCGCGCTCGCCGCCCTTCTTAATTAGCGCAAAGTCACTATGCGGTCAATGCCAGTCACGCTAACTTATACCCGTGCAGATAGGCGAACGTTCCAGCCATGCGCTGAGTCACAACCGATCCTGCCGCTGTAAGCCTTACCATAACCTTTGACACCTCACACGGGGTCTTGCCTACGAGTGGCGCGATCTCATTGGCCAGCCGCTCCTTGCCGTCGCGCAAGGCGTGAAGGATTTTCGCATCGTCGCTCCTGTGATCTGGCGCGGCGTAGATGTTCGCGCCGTAGCCCCCCTTGGCGCAGACGTAGATTGCGCCGGCGCGGCTGAGTATGCTCAGGGCATCGCGCGCGGCATGGCGCGGCAATGCCAGCGTCTTGGCAACGTCTGTGATTGATAGCCTCACGCCAGGTCGAAAAAGCGCCAGCACGGGGTATTTGTCAGATGCGGGCCTTCCTGCGCCTTGTGGATTTGGTCCGGGCGCTTTGAGCTCTCGCATCCGATGCGTGCGGATTTCGCGGGCTATCTGCCACTCGTATTTGGTTGCGAGGGGCGCGTGGGTTTGGAAATATGGGTGGGTCATGGCTTGGTGTCCCCTTGCTTGGCCGCGATGGGCGCGGCGTGTGGTGGCCAGTCAGCGGGCCGGTATCCTGCAATATATGACTGCATCAGCAGGCCGTGCCAGGCCGGAACAGCCGTCGAATTTGCGCCCTCGATGTTGAATATGCGCGCCGGATCGCCAAGGCCGAACAACGGCGCGGCTTGCGCGGCTGTCAGGCCAAGGGATAGACGGGCGGCTTTGAAGGCTGCGGGGGTCATTGCCAAAGCCTCAATATGGCACCAGCAAGCATTTCACGCCGAAACCGATAGCTTGAGGGTTTTTCTGTGTCTGTTTGGTTAACGATTTCCGCTGCAAGTGCGGCACCCTCTCTACGCCCAAACGTCACCGCATTTTCGGCAAGTATAGCGCACGCCGCATCAATTCTGGGATCGTTTTCATAATATTCCGGGTTGCAGTCATACCTACCCAAAATATCGTTTATAGCGTTTCTTATTTCAATAGCCGATTGCAGGCTTCCCAATTCACTTCTCCCAATCTCTGCAAAAACGAAGGTCCGCCTGTGCAGTTTCTTTTGTGCCAAATCCCGCACCGAACGCCATGCAATGCCCCCAAGTGCCGTTGTCGGCCTGATATACGTCAGCGCGGGCAGTTGCGTTGCGCTTGGTCTGCATTGCTGCGATTTTCTCTTGCATGGTCATCTTCGTTCTCCCGTTGTGGCTCTCGCCGTTTCCATATACTCACTATGCGCTATGCGCAGCGCCCATGCAAGGGGAAAAATGAGCTTGGCGGAAAATAACGCGCGGCTAAAACGGTATGTCCCCATCCATGTCGCCATCACCTTCAACTTTTCTAGACGCTGCGATCTTGGACCCTGCAAATTCACGCTTAACGGCCATCACGGTTTTGCCGTATGCTTCCAGAGCGTTTGCA